AAGAAAGTCTTTCCAGTAGAAGACTCTCCAGCAATAGCAGTAATCTTATTCCCAGATACACCACCAAATATGCTACCTGAGACCAGTGCATTAAAAATGTACGAACCTGTGTCCACATAAGTTTCAGTCTCGTCAATGTCTGCTGCAAGTTTGGTGTAATCATCACCAATCTCTTTTACAATATCTTTCAAAAAGTCCATCACTTTTTACTCCTAATTTCACTCATAATACTCCATTCTGGTCTAATATAAGAATAGTTTAGATGATCCCAAAAAATACCTTGATAATCTTCAAAGTCCCATTCCGAGTCAGTTCCGTCATAACTCATCAGATCTTTCCATAACTGAAAACATATTCTAAAGAGTTTCACGCCACCATCCCGTATTGTTCACGAAGAATTTTTTTATAAGGTAGGTCTTGCTCACGCAATTCCTTTACAAGTTTAAGTTTTTGATACAGTGCAGTATCACCACCAAGAGCCATTGCGTTTATAATAGTTGCAAGCTCTTTGTCGTCAATAGGTAGATCCATTAAAAGAAAAACGATTCTAGGTTTACAGTTTTTTCGACAGACCATCCAATAGAATCCAAGATTGATTTGAGTGGTTCTACAAAACTCTTTTCAAATTGTAAGTCATAGTCGATGTACTTGTCAAGACCAAGCTCCCTTGGAAAATCTTGAATGAAGGAGATAACATTCTCCTGGATTATATTCGGTTTTTTAAGGTAGAGAAACTTGATTTTCTCTCCATTATTGATGAGTGAATATTTATTGGTCAGTTTCTTCTCTTTCACATAGTGATTAAAAAGAAGAGCACCGCGACAGTGAATTGGTGTTCCCTTTACGTAAATATCAGAATGAGAATGATACTTACGAACATCAGAAGCAGTTCTAGGGAAAGCAATCTCTTCAGGTGGAAGGGATTTGAACTTTGTACGGCACTTATCAATAAAGTCAATTACTTCATCCTCTGTGCCGCTCATCATCAGTTTGAGACCATCCTTAATCATCTGACGGCAAGGTGCTGGGGTGGAAGATTTAACTGCTTCAATACCCATCATCTTGAGTTTAGGTTCTTCATAGCGAACACCTTCACTATCCCACACGTTGAGAATATATCGCTTCTTCGCAGTCCAGATACCACGTTCAGCGATGTTCTCACGCTTCATAAACATTTTTTGGTCGTAGGCATTGACGTAATCCGCCAGTTCTTGGTAGCAACTGTCAATATACTTTTCAAGTTCCATTTCACAGACCTTATTAAGGAACGTGACAATGCCTTCAGTAGTTTTCTCTCTTCCCTTGTATACACTGTCAACCAAAGGACCCATATTAAGATAAATGGAATCGGTATCAGAAGCAATAACATAATCTTCACTTTCAGTTTTTAGTACCTTATTCAAATACTGATTCATCTTGTTCTCAATCCAACGGATAGAGACTTGACCAGAGAGTGTAATCGCTTCTGCGTTTGCAAGTTTGTAATATCTAAAATACTGGTTACCGATAGCGCCATAAGCAGAATTGAGCTGAATCTTACGAGCCATCTGAATGTTGTTACATCTTGCGATTTCCTTTTCGAGTTCCTTTGTTGGCGTCTTTTCATACTCCTGTTTGGCAGCAAGCATCTTCTTTTTGTAGATGGTACGATCCTTATAAATCTTCTCCATCAGTTCTGGAAGAAAACCACGAACATCCTTACGGTACATTGCGCCATTGGCACATACCGCCATATCCTTATAAAACTCAAATTCAATATCTTGGTTTAGGATTTTTTCAACAGTCGCGCTGGGATGTCTTTCCTCAAGTAGGGTCTCTGGAGAGATGTTGTACTGCATAATAAGGTGAGGGTAGAGACTATTAAGGTCAAAAGACACAACCCAATCATACTTTCCAGGAATCGGTTCCTTGACGTATGCTCCTGCATATTTGGAATCCTTATCAGAACGTTCTTTCGGAGGAATAACAATGTTCCTCTTCTTTAGATAGTTATAAATGATCGTATCCCACATTCGAACTTGTGAAGAAACATCAGCATAGTTTGCCTTAGCATCGTATGCCATAGTAATAGCAAGTTCAATCAGTTTCATCTTGTCTTCCATACGGTCAACAAGTTCCACGTCAATAATGTTGTATTCTACAAACTTCTGCCAACCGTTAGTATAGAAGTCTTTGAATGTATCAAACTCAGAGTGGTCCAGTTTCTTCTGACCCAGTTCTACACTTGCGATGTAGTCAAGGCGATACGATTCCTGTGCCTTATAAGTAAACTTCTTATAAAGGTTGAGATAATCAAGTTGAGTAATACCACCAACATCGTAGGCAATGTTTTTACGACCAGCAATAAAGATTTCACGCTCAGTTACAAGACCCCAAGGTGAGAGACGTTTCATCAACTTCTCACCAAGAATCCTATCAATACGACGAACAAGATACGGCATATCGTACAGTTCGCTATTCCACCCAGTCACAACCTCAGGAGTATTTTCCTCAACCATCCACCAGTTGATGAAATTATCCAACAGTTCATATTCAGTTTTAAAACCTTTGTAAATTACATTTGGTTGAGTGTTTTTAAACTGACCCTTTCCCCAAGTGCGAATTTGTTTTGTTGAATAGTCTTGAACTGTAATAAGTAGAACTTCTTCAGCAGCAGATTCTACATCTGGAAATCCATTCTCAGAAGCAACCTCAATGTCAATGGTAGAGATTTTGATTTTCTTAGTATCAAACTTAATCTCTTCTTCAGGATACATCTCAGAAATATACTGGTAGATGTATCCAGTATTTCCATAAATTTTAAAGTTCTCTACACCATCATACCTCTTAATAAACTCACGACAGTCACGGATTGTTCCTGGTTGAACTGATTCAACATACTCACCCTCAAGAGTTTGATATTTTGTTTTCTTATTAGAAGGGACAAAAAGAGTCGGGTAGAACTTCTCCTTAGTCATAAAATGGCGACCATTTTCATAACCACGGACTAGGAAGTTATCCCCGACCATTTGGACATTTGTGTAGAATCGCATTAGGCAGTTAGTTTCAAGTACGCTTCAATTACTTCTTTCGATGGGTCAGCGATTGTGAGAATGTCACTTGACCTAATCATATATTCACTTTGTTTTGATGCTGTAATCCAGGGTTTCATATCATCAACACCATAAAATCTGTATGGGTTGATTAGTTTGCAATCTGGATCTCCAATCTCAGATGGAACTTCTTCAATCTCACTAATCAAGATATTATCAATATCAACTAGGAGACACTTTACTACTTTATCACTCACTGAGAACCTCCGTTTCAGAAACTTCTATTTTTTCACCAACTTTATTTAAGTACATATCCTTCACAGAAGGAATCGGTTCACAAATAGTGGCAATGTAATCATATGTTACCACAAAGTCACTGTCACTGGACAAAATCATCCAAGGAGTTAGAACTACATCAAGTTCATAGTTTGACTTACCACTATCACTTTCAGTAAGAACAGTCTTTTCCTGTGTTCTTACATAATGAGGTTGTGAAAGAAGATAACCCCTCACATCTTCCCCAGACACTACCTCCTTTGCATCACTAATCAACGTTTCCCCTGTTTTCAGGAGCATCAACTTAACTGTCATCTTTAAAAAATCTCCTCCATACATTCTACCAACAAAAAGGGGAGGTGTCAACTGGATTGTGCCAGTTACCTCCCCGTCTGCGCCGACGATATTCAGTTTTATTTATCAGGAAGTGTCAGGGTAGAACGGCGGCGAGCGTTCCCCCAAAGAAAAGAGTCATTACTGTTCCCAATGTTAAGGTGGCGGTTGTGAAATTCATCGTCTCCTCCATAGGTCTAAATTATATAGTCATTATGTATCATAGTGATACAAAAGTCTGTCACAACCGTTACTGAATATAAGGCAAATGTTAAGGATTACAGATAATCCTTGCGTTGATGATGCTCTGGGACAATCTTACGAAGTTCAATGCTTAAAAGCCCATCCTCAAATACAACTGATCCAACTTCCGTTTCATCTGAGAGGGTCCAAGATCTGGTGAAAGATCTCTGAGCCATTCCTCTATGGAGGTAA